TATATTGGTCTGAATTTGCAATTAACAAATCTTCATCATTGTCAATAAATTCTTTTGCTAAAAGAGCAGTGCAAGCCGCACCTTCAGTTAAACTATCAACCTTTACAATTGTACACTTACCGTTAGTAATTCTTTGTAGTGTGTCTTCTAGACCTTCATACTTTTCTAAGTGGTCTTTTCTTACTAAAAATATATAATTTGCATTAAAATCCAAATTTTCAACTACTGCTTGATTTATTGGTTTACCGTTAACATCGATTAATGGTTTCGGAAAAGTATACCCTTCCTTTACAAACCTGCTACCCTCACCCGCCATCGGTATTAAAATATTCATAGTTCAATCATCCCCATTAAAGCATCTTTAATGCTATTGCAATGGACTTGCTTTGCATTACCTACCTCTAAAACATGTGCACCAGTTGCTTCTGCTGATTGGATTCCTTTAGGCGAATCTTCTATTATTAAGCATTCTCTGGGTAATAATTTTAATTTAGTCATTGCTAACATATAACATTCTGGACTTGGTTTATTGTCTTCTACGTCTTCATTAGAAACAACAAATTCCATATATTCAAGTTGACCTGTTTTTTTTAACATAAGTTCAGCAGTTTCTCTAATGGCGTTGGTGACACAACACGATTTAATACCAAGCATCTTTGTAAGTTCGTGTAACCTTCTTTTTTCAGGTGCGTTGTGTGCCATCTCATTTATAACTTCAATAGTGTATTTTTGTTTCTTTTTCCACACTTCTTCCGCTTCATCACCAAAAACATTCAATAACTTTAATTTAGACCTAGTAGGTAATCCATTATAAGTGGCCATATGGTCATTTCTGTTTATTGTTGTGTTAACTACTTCTTTAAGTGCACGATTCAACGAATGATAATGCCAGTCACAAGCATCCACTAGAACACCATCCAAGTCATATAAAATTGCTTTAATCCTATTTAACTTTCTCAAATTAAATCCTCTATCTCAGAGATACTATACATCTCTACTTCATTAGAATATGGCCCTTCTTCAAGGATCTTTTCATGCAAATTTTCGCCAGGCTGCAACCCAATCGTTCTTATTTTTAACTCTCCACCCTCTGGTAGGTACTTATTAGACATTGCTTGAAGCATATCACCAATTTTCATTGATTTCATGTCAGGACAATAGGGTGTTGTGTCTTCTGCATTCTTTAAACAACTAAAAATTAAATCAATTGCTTGCTCTCTAGACCAAAAGAACCTTGTTGCATCTAAATCAGTAACTATAACTTCTTTACCCTCAGATAACAAATTCTTCCATTTACACAATACAGAACCAGTTGAATATAATACATTACCATATCTAACTATTCTATATTTTGTTTTTGGGTTTAACTGTTCACATTCGCGAAATAAACCTTCCATTAAAAGTTTTGTCGCACCATAAACCCCAACCACTTGTGCCGCTTTATCAGTACTGATACCAATTATAAAATCCAGTTTTTTATCTAGTGTCATGTCAAGTAAATTCATTGAACCTACAGTATTACTTGACACACATTCCCTAACATGAGTTTCTGCTAAACCAACATGTTTAAATGCTGCAAGGTGAAACACACCGCTTACATCTTTCAAACCTTTATAAAGACAATGAGGATTTGAAATATCGCCCGGTATAATTTCCAAAAATGGAAATTTCTGTGCTATTTCAACTAAATTCCCTTCATTCCTAGAAACTGTTACCAAATTAGTGATACCAAGGTCTTCAAGTCTTTCTAATAACGCTTCACCAAGAAATCCAGCGGCACCAGTAATTAAATATCGTTTATTTTTATCAAGCATACAATTAATTTCCATATACTATGTCTATCCAGTTTTCAAAAGGCCATTCTTCTTTAAACTCACCTATCTCTTCGGGTCTATCCTGATAAATTTCTTTAACTTTTTCTATATCTTCTTTTCTCATACCCTTGATATTGATTTTGTTTGGATATTGACCATCACTTACCAACTCTACCTTTTTTACACAATGTCTGTTACGAGTACCTAAAATCTTGTGTCCATCGCCCTCAGCCATTTGACCACCTTGCAGTTCCCAGTCATGAGGACTCCAATTTGGTTTTAAATATTTTAAGAAATATTCTCTATTCCAAATAGAAAACTGTCCTGTTATCCTATAAATGAACTGATTTGTTGATCTCTGATTTAACTCAATAATATCAAAATTATCAAACTCTTTATATGTACTAACATCGTTTGGTGATCTTGCATATTGAAGTGATGGTTGCAAATCTATCCTCCCAATTTTATTGTCTTTAGCACATATCTTTAGTAACTCTTTAAATAACTCTCTATCAAAAGGTCTTACAACACAAAAATCATCAATACCAAAAATAAAATTTTCATCATCAATGCTATTAAAAAACTCGATTAAATAATTAGACCAACCTTTGGCGCCACCAACTTGTTCATCAGCCATTGAGATAAACTCAAAGTTATCTGGTAATTCAAAGTCTGGTTTGCTAAAACCAAGAATCTTAACCTCAAAATCATCGCCCCAATATTTGTTAAAAAAATGAGAAAATGCTTTAATCACAAACATATGACGATCACACGTGGGAATATAAATCTTCATTCTACCAGCCAGAACCTCTTGGACCATCAAGTGCTACAAGACGTTCTTCTTGTAAAGGTTCGATTAATGAAAATGGAAACCCTGATGGATAATAAGGATTGTTTCTGCCATGATTTATCTTCCTAATAAGTGACCAAGTTGTGTACTCCAATCCAATAAAATTGGTTTCCAGACCAACATTTTTAGAGTGCCATCTTAATAAACCGTGATTTGAAATTTTGTGATCAATTTCTGGTCTTTCCCTTGGTGAAATTTCTGGTATAGACATCATATTTTTCTCATAGTCACTTCCTTCTGCTAGGTAGTCACCAATGTTGTCATACAGACCACCAATACTATCCATTCCTTCAGAACCAGAAATGATCCATGGATCATTATAACCAAAATTGAATTTATTGTGCCACCAATTAGAAACATACATTTTAGTACTGTCCAGTTTGTCAAATTCAATAAATGGTTCATAATACACTATATCAAATCTACTATTCAATACAAAGTCATAGGTTTTGCCGGTTTTTTCCTCTTGCTTCTTTTTAAGTTCCACACTTTTCTGGAATGAATACCACCTACTATACATGCTTTGCAGTTTAACTTGGATATCAGGGGTAAAACTATATTGAGTCGAACCAGTAGAAAATGGATGGTCAAATGTTATTTGGTCTTCTACTTGATAATCACAAGGTTTATACCCCTCTATTAATTCCTTTTCAGAATCTTTGCTCCAAGTGTGAAAAAATACATCAACATCGTGATCTTTCATGACGTTTTCTTTCATACTTTCCATGCCAGATTCAAATGACACTGGAACACCACTGTCATTTTGACCAGACGCCAATCCGTGTAAACACAACGCTATTTTCATACTAAAGCACCTTTCATTAATTCAATGTCTTTGACATCTTTTGGTTCTGATCTCTTCTTTTTGAGATCATGGATGACCCCAATACTAGCAAATTTTACATCATCAAAATAGAAATGGTTAAAATCATTATACAAAATATCATCCTTTCTAACAGTGTAGTTATGAATTTCTTTATTGTGTTCGTTAATTAAGTGATTTCCCTGCATAGGAACAACGTTCCCACCATAGAGGTAGTCTAAGTCCTGACCTTCCCTCATACCATACGCAGACATTACTGAACTTGCAGTGACACAAATATCATCACTATTATATTTATTTTCCTTTGTCCACTCTTTCAACCCCTTTATCAGGTGATTATATCTCTTATAATCCTGTATTACAGCACCATTTAGATAACTTAAACTATTGTTATTAAAAAAGATTCTAGATAATCGTAACGTTTCCTCATGAGTATCGTTAATGTGAACAGAGTGGTTGTCTATATTATATAAATCTCTAATCTTTTGTTTGACCTCTTGTACTGTATCTACACAATCAAATTCTGCTAAAAACGCATATGTTGGACTATTTGGTGCACTTGAATAACAAAAATGTGCTTTTAAGTTGAAACCATGAAATTCGTTAGAAAAATCCCCACCCCAATTTTCACCATCATACATTTGTCTCATTAAATTTAATGGGCCCTGACCAGTTAATATTGCACCTTTTTCATGGATAACATCACCATTTTCCATCAAAATCCTTCTCACTTCATTTATATTTTCTTTAACAGTAGCCGCAGGAAATAGAGTTACTACATACGTGTTTTCTTTCATTTTAGCATACTGTATTGCCATCGCATCACACACCCTAAAACCTAAACCTTTATCTCTGAAGAAATAAGATGTACAATCTTCTTGTCCTGCTGTGGGATCGGATGTCTCTTCATAATTTATTTGTTTATCATGAGTTAAACACGATGCTAATCTATGTGAACCATTTAGCAAATAACCATCTTTGTTCACTGGAACTGGAGCAAGTTCTGGATCATAGCCATTGTCTTTAATAGACTCGTTTATTGATCTAAATGTGTCAATATACGTTTGAAGGCTGTTTTTTTCTTGGTTATCATACTCTGTAAACCCATTCCAAACATTTATGTGGCTTGCATAAACATTTAAACCAAAATCTGTGTCATAATCATTTTCTAGATGTTCTAAAAATAAATGTTTTGCCGCAACATCAAAACGGTTAAACTTTAATAAATTTTTGGGGTCTGTATAAGTCATGCTCCTAGTGGATCCACAGCCTGTTCATGTTTTGTACTAACTATTCTTATTGGTGTTCTAGTTAAGTTTTCCCATTTATTAGCACTATCTCTTTCGTCTGCTTGATAAAAGTAAGGTTTGTGTGGAGCAACAACCATATGTCTTGTTTGTTGCCATGCACATCCTAAGTCAAATGGGGTATTACGTTTATAAACAAAATCTTTAGCAGTTTCAGAGATGACTTTTCTGTATTTATCTGTTAAATACAAAATAGCATGAGTAGCGAATATTTTACCTATTCTTGCAAATCCATTACCTATATCCATGGCTATATAATTACCATCACCATGAGATGTGCCTAGATAAACTGCATCTGTATCATCTGGAACTTCAATTATTGGGTTAAAATCTTCAGTAATCTTAGCATCGTCTTCTAAGATTAGTAAGGGTAATTCATTATTTTCATTATCAAGAATATCGATGTGAGATTGTGCACATCCCCTGTAATGATATATTGTTTTAGGAGTGTCTGATGGTGGTTCAACTATTCTTGCTGACAGTCTTTCATGGTTTTTAAGACCGATTTCATCAAACTGTTTAACCATTGATGCCGCATTATCTTTATCTTTATCTAGATTTACCCAACAGCATCTTACATCACGAATATCAATTTTCATAACAAATAACCTTTTGTCTACCTATTTTTTACCTATATGGTATTTTGGTATCAGTTCCCATTCAGACTTATCTTTATATGAAATTATTTTAATCTGTCCAACAGAGGCTACTGGCTCTGCAATTTTGTTTTTATCTACTACTTTTACTAGTTCCCACTCTTCTAACAAATTAATTATCGTATTTCTTCTCGCTGTATCATTTTCAGACATCTCACTTGGTAAACCATCCAAACCAAAAAGTTCTTTAAAATGTACAATATAATATTTACCTCTCTTGTGTAAGATGTGACATGACTGGTAGAGTTTTTTTTCTTTTCTTGAAGAAACACCGATTCTGGTTAACGTTTCTTTAACCTTTAAGAAATCTTCATCATTTTCTAGTGTCACTTCAATTAAGTCTTCTGCAGTAAGTCTTCTGTCTTCCATCCTTAAATGTCCTCATAGTATAAGTTATCTCTGTGTCTTCAACTTATGTATAATAAAAGGACATCTTAGCCACCCATGTATATATCTTCCTTAATATTATTTATATCTTCTTTACTTAATAGTGCAAGTGCTTCATATGCCTTTCTGTTTGAGTATCCGAAATAGTCTTTTACTGCTTGGAGATCAGCAGGTACAACTTTTTTCATCCACTTACAAAATCTTTTTCTTTTTCTAATTGAATATTGAAGATAATCAAAATGCATTCTTTTATCAATTCCGCCCAAAAAATTCATATTATTAGATTGAATAATCGAGTCTGGAAAATAAGACATACCCTTGTTAATAATAAAAGGTACATATTTCTTCAACACGTACTCATAATCATTATCTAACTTGTCCATGGGAACTTTAGTATAGTTTATTGCATTAAGATAATCACTTAACTTCATCTGTTTCTACTATTGCTAAAATTGACCCCTCATGGACAATAATAGTATTATTGTCAGCACAGGCCATGGCTCGTCTATCCCACAACACAGTATCTCCCACCTTAATATCGTTCTTAAGATCTCCACCAATGGCAGCAACTATTACTACAACAGGTTTAGACTTATCATCTGCTGCCTTTCCAGAAACAACAATACCTGCATCTGTAACTTTTTCTTTTACTTCTTCGTGGATAATTGCTAATCTTTCACCCAATGGTCTAATAAATTTATTCATTTAAAAGTTGACTCCATCATTAATTCTACTAAACAAGCGGTCATATTAATTTCTTGATCTGCTACAAATGCGGATTTATATTGATATTCTGCAATTATCAAAATAGAAGCAGGGATACTTTGCGGCTCAAGATGCTCCGAAAGACTTTCATATATTTTCCTAAAAATTTGCACTTGGTCATTATCTAAGTTATCTACTACCCAACTCCTAACTGATTGAAAATTTTTGGTACTCATTGCAGCCATTAAATCTTTGATCTTTACATTTTCTATATCTGCAAGTATACCTACATCAATGGTGCCAGCAACAGAATATCTTTGCAGTTCGTTTATGACTCTTCTGAAGTCTGGTGTATATCTAACAATTAATCTTGCCACAACATCTTGGTCGAATGAAATCTTTTCTTTTTCCAATATTGAACCAACCCGCTCCATAAATTGAACACACATTGATGCTGTGTCTTTTTTACTAAATTGAAAATGAATACATGTGCATCGTGAGTGGATTGGTTCAATAATTCTATTCTTAAAGTTACAAGTCAAGATAAATCTACAATTGCTTGCAAACTCCTCGATAAAACCGCGAAGCGCCGGCTGCATGCTCTGTGCGTTTGCATAATCAAATTCGTCCAAGATCACGACTTTCTTGGAACCTGTCAATGACACAGTGCTAGCAAAACTACGAATCCTTGTTCTCAGAGTGTCGATATTTCCGTCTTCAGAACAGTTAATCATCATCCAGTCTGTTTCAAGTTCGTTGCAAAGGGCCTTTGCGATTGTAGTTTTACCACAGCCGGCACTCCCCGATAAGAGGAGGTTTTGAGACTCGCCCGATTCAACCATATCTTTAAAAGTCTTCTTTAACCGTTTAGGAAGAATACATTCATCAATGGTTGCAGGTCGATATTTTTCAACCCATAAATATTGTTTATTTTCAATCAATGTAGTTGTCGTCAATGTAGGTGTCATTCTAATCCAGAACCAATAATTTTATCAATTATATTTTCATATAGTATTGTAATTCCAAGAGAGCAGGAAAGATAAAACTCTGCACATGCACCTTGGCTCATCTGCCATCCTTCTAACATATAGATCGCATCACAACTATCACAAATCGCATCCAAATCACGCTTCATAATTTTTCTATTTACTTCACGATGTAATTTATCGCGGTCTGGGTCAAATTCTTCAGGTGTGCAGTCCAACTCTTGGGTTTCTCTTGAATTAGTATCCAATGTTGCGGGGTTAATAACATCCCATCCCATTTTAACTAACATGTCTTCTGCTCTGTTAAATGCTTCATAATTCCAGTTGGGTTTGCCCCTCATTGGGCCAGCGACATAAATTGTTTTTTTTGTTTTATCCACCATTGTATGTTGAATCCGGCTCCATAGCAACCCAATAACTTAAATCAATTGCTTTATTATTAAATTTTGCTACACTATTTTCACAAATCTTTACGTTATAATCACCCGATAGCATCTTCATATTTTCAACTTTGAAATAAAAGTTAAAATCTGCATCATTTTCATTGTCACCAACCTCAAAGGTGTAACTGTTTGAAGAAGGGTCTTTCCTATCATAAACAGTTAGATTAATTTTATCCCCATTAGAAGAAATCTTTAAATCGGGTAGTTGAAGAACTCCTGCTGCCCGTTGAATTTCTTTAAAATCTTCTTCCTTGATTTCGCAGTTGACAACCGATGCTGGCATTTTTAATTCTTTATTAATTGTGGTTAGTAGTTTTGGTTCAGAATAGTAGTATACTACCGTTGCCCCATTTTCACCTTCAATAACCATATGTTTTTCATGGAACTCAAACTTTGGTGAATCAAATAAGGATATTGTACCCAATAATTTATTGAGATCCCAAATACCAAATCCCATTTCAAATGTCTCTTCTATTGTTGCTTGTGCCAAAACATTCTTATAGTTTGATATTGTTTTAATAGTGTTTCCAGGCTTAACCAAGATGTTTGAGTTTATTGAGGCAAAATTCTTCAATAACTCTATGGTTTGTTTTGATATCTCTACTTTTGTTGCAGTGGTCATTAGTTACTCCATGTATGTTTACAATTTATTATATCATAAAGGCTAAACATAGTCAATTATGAAATTTTTCATAGTTTTCAAAATACTCAATATCATCTGAATATTCTTTGGTAAATTGCTTGGTATTGTGTCTACTTCTTCTTCTGTTCATTTTTCTAGCACCTTTTTTACCACTAACAATTTCACCAATATCTTCAGCATTGTTTGTCTGCTTCTTCTTCTTCTTCTTCTTGTCTTTTTTCTTGGACATTTTTCTACTATTTAATTAATTCACCTAATCTATTTGAAATAAGATATTCCATGGGGTTTGGTGTATTCATATGAAAATGGCTAAGAGATTTATCATACTCTTTAATAATCAATTTCTTTTTATCTTTTGGAATACACTCTAAATCAATCAAACTCTTATTTCTAAGCCAGTTTCTCCTAAATTTAGAATCTTCGTTTGTTATTTTTCTGGTCTTAACCTCTTCAATAATAGTATTAAATCTTTTAGGAGACATGATTGTTTGTTTTTTGTTTTCATCAACCAAAACATCATCATCAGATAAAATATTTGGGATTCCATCAGAAGAATCACCTCTAATAATATGATCTACCAAAAATTCTGCAGGGTTTTCACATATTACAAAATCTTTAACATTAGGACTATACTGATAAACACCTTCTATCCTTTGTAATTGTTGAAAATCCTTATCTGATGACACTATTAATGTTTTATCTTGTCTTGGTCCCACACCTCTATTATGGTACTCTTCAATCAAAACCGAAATGATATCATCTGCTTCAACAGTTTCAACATGCATTGTTATGACCTTAAAGTTATCTCTAATTTCCTCTCTAACAGTCTTAAAAAAGTCATAAATTTTATGCCAGTTTACACTATCAATGCTTTGTTTTTTCTTTCTATTGGCCTTATAATGTGGAAATTGTTTTGTTCTCCAATAGTTTCCAGAGTCATAACACAACACAATTTTGCCATAATCAGCCTTAAATCTGTTATTGTAATATAAAAACCCTTTTAAAACCGCATGTCGAATGTCATCAATAGTAACAGAGTTGCTGTCAAATCCCTTACCCTTAATTCCAAATAGGTTTGAAATCATTATTTGGTTTGTGTCTAAAAGAATCATGTTTAAAATACTTTCAATATAATACAGTTTTTGTTAAGTCTTGGTCTAATTGATTTCTCTACAGTCTTTACATCTTTTACATGTTCTAGTGCGTATTTTTTTATTGATTTTTGTACCATAAAGACACTATGTTTTGGATTCCTAAGTTTTTTAATAAGGGATTTACCTTTATCATAACCAGTTATAGATGCACCTTTAACAGATAAGCCCTGCGTACTACTTGCAACATATAAACAAATCAACCTACTAACTGTATTATAAACATACAACGTACTTGCACCAATTATTTCTTTGGGGTCTATTGAAGTTAAATTAAAGTCATCAAACTTCTCTAAGTAAGGAAGTTTTTTAACTATCATTGCAGGTGTTGTTGACTTCTTTTTCTTTCTTTTACCCGCTTTTGTAAGAATTCTTCTATTAGAATACTTTTTAGCAACCTCAACAATTTCAGTAATAAATTCAATTAGTCTTGTGTGGTATCGTCTTTTTAAAAAATCATATGCCTCAACTAATTGCTCACATTCACCCTCAAGGGCTTCTTTAAGTTCATTCAATGTTGGATTAACGTTATTCATGATCTCTACAGCAAACTCTGGTCTAATGTTTTGAGATTTAAACCACTGTTCCGAATTGAACCAGTCTTTCTTTTTAATCTTTGGAAATTCAACCAATTTGTCAATTTCACTATTAATTTTATGCATATATTCACTTAGTTGATAGTCAAACTTTTCTTTGGGGTCTATTTTTGGTTTGTTTTTCAGATTTTTTGCTGATTCTATTGACCGTTCTCTGGTAGCAAGTGTATCTCTTTTTATTTGCTTAAGACCTTTATCTATTCTGTCTTTTAAAACACCGACTGGACAACCTATTTCAACTGTTCTGCATGCGGCCCCAACCTCTTCATAGTCATATTTTTTACCGTTTTGGTAGTCTTTTACTGCTTTTGCACCAAGAGTTTCTTTAATATAATCCAATGTCCACCTTTTTAGTTGTTTTCTAGTAGAGTTACATCTATACCTATACATATAACTCACTGCTCTAAAAGGTGCATCGTCTGCAGGTGTGTTTGTGTCCCACATTTTTTCACTCATAGTATATTATATCACGCAGGCTTTTTAAAAACAAGTATTGGCTCATATTTTAAATATTTACCGTTTACTTTACAATAATTCTTGCACATTGGTACACCATTTTCGTCCAAACGATTTTGTCCAGGCATTAATTCCATTGCCATTTTGAGTGTGTATTGATATTCCATACCAAGCGACTCTAAGATATCTCTTGAATCTTGCTCTAGAGGAAGAAATTGTTTTTTAATTAGTAAATCTGCAACATTCCACAATAAATACCTGTCCGGTTTTAAATATTCAACGCAGGTTTCTAATGTTGGTGCTAAGAATCCGTGTCGCCACGCGTCGTAGGAGTGTCCGAATTTTTTGTACGACTGAGAGGGGTCTTCGCTATATGCCTCTCTGTTGAAATAAGGTGGTGAAGTAAAGATGAGGTCGATTTTCCCTTTGTATTCCTTTTTAAAGTCTGGATTGAGGTGGATTTCTTCTGCACACTCCTTAAAAATTCTGTAAGTGTTTGTTTCGGAAAAGACCGGATTTCCCCTATAAGTTCTGGTATTATAAAAATCAGCCAAATGCCCATATTGACCACCTGACACACCACCATGAAAATTATCAGGGTTAGGGTCAGTCCCAACATAATGAATGCTACGATCATCCCTAACAGCCATAGCACCAAGTATGCGACCACCCCAGCCAGCAGACGGATCATAAATATTAATAACGTCTTGATCTCGTATGTCCTCAGTAAATCTCTCATATAAGTATTTAGCAGTCATCGATGGGTAATTAACCGCAACTTGAATATAACCAATTCTAAAAGAAGCGAAACCACGCGGAAAAATCTTTTTGTCCTTTTTATAAACACGAATATTGTACACCATATTATCAGGCATTTTATCAATGTCAAATGTTGAATGATTGCGATAAACTAGCCAGTCTTTTTCTTTATATTCTTTAACCTGCTCTCTAGTAAGATGAAGAATATCGGATTGTTGCAGTTGATAATAGCCACTGTTTACACCTTCTCGAATTTTTGTCTGCTCAAGAATGAAATCATAGCCTTTGAAAATTTCTGGGCTGTTATGAAATGCATCCATCCATTCTTCACCATTACTAACACTAACAACTGAATACTTATCGTCGTTGCAAAGTGCAGATTTTGCATGCTCATATAGAGAATCTCTTCTAAAATGACGCATCGATGCTTTTACCATTCTTTCTAAAAATTTGTCTTGTGCAAACAAATCATAGATTGAATGACCATCATCTTTTTCGGTATAATTGATGCGAGTCATCATCATATTACTGAACCACTGATCTGCCTCCCCACCAATTCTAGATTTATTGATAATTACGTCATCTTCAATATCAGATAACTCATCTGTATGAGTAAATTCATGAACAGGAAACTCAGCCATTTTATTAAACTGTTTTACAATGTCTTCTTCACATTTACCAATTCTAGGCGGACAACCATATACATCCCAAGAATCTCTAACAGTCCTTCTCATTTTAATAACCCATTCTCTAAATTCATCGGGAGTCATTTCAACAAGTTCTTGATAATAACAATTCATGTGTGAATTAATTACATAGTTATTTCGTTCATAAAATGTTTTATTCTTTTTATCTTTTGCTGTTAACGACATTATATAATTCCTTACTCATTCATTAGGTTTATGCATGTTAAAGGTAATCTCACTAAAGTTACCCTTCTTTATGAAATGCAAATTGTTTTGAAATTTGTCTATCAACTGATCAGCCTTATGAGTGATAACAAATACATTTGCTTTATTACCCAAACTATTCAGTATTTTTATAAATTCTTCTGTTCCCACTGTGTCTAAACTAGAATCAAACACCTCATCTAACAATAGTAGATTGCAGTTAACACTATTTTTTAGTCTTGCTATTTCTCTCCAAGCAAGTAGAAGAGATAAATCAATCCTTAGTCTTTCACCTTCGCTAAAGTTAAAATACGTAAAGTCATCTCTGTATCTACTTTTAATTGTTTCATCAAAGCCCTCATCCAAGGTAAACTGACAAAAGAAATCCATGGAAACCAAATAATGATTAATCAACTTGTTCATAATTGGTAAATAATAACCAATAATCTTAGACTTAATACCAGTGTCTTTTAAAAGAGAACTAATAACTCCAAGATCGGTTCTCTCTTCTACTAGTGTTTGTCTTTGTTTATCAAAACCTGTGTGTTCTTCATCTAAATTTTTAAGAGTTTCTTTTTCTTTGTTTAAGTCCTCTTTGTCTTTGTTTATTTCAACAACATCATTGTTTATTTTAGAAGAATACTTATTGCATGCAGATACTACACTATTGGAATCTGATATCTTCTTTTCCACTTTCTTGATTTTTTCTAATGTATTGTTTATGTCAAAAAGAAGTTTACTGGTATCTGATATAGCATCGTTTATTTTATCCACTGCACTTTTTAGTTCAGTAATCTTGTCTTTTTTCACCCCAACTTTTTCTTGTTTGAAAGAGTCTGTTATATCTTGATCACAAGTGGGGCAGGTACTATTGTTTTCATAAAAATCTATCTCTCTTTCCACCTTCTTCATATTGGACATCATCTTTTTCTCTAAAGATTCTGCTCTTAAAAGTTTCTCAGAAACCGCATTTTCTTCTTTTACTGATTCAAACAAATCTTCAAGTTCTTCTTGATAACCACCTATTTCTTTTGTTAGTTCTTCAATCTGCTTATTAGTTCTGTCTAACTCTTCTTCATAATTTTTTATGGATTCTTTAGATTTTTTCTCCATCTTCTCTATTAACCTAGTATGACCATCTATCTTTGACTGCACCAAGTCTATATTGTTAATAATTGTTTGAAGGCTGCTTTTATTTTCTGATACTTTAGACTTTAAAAATGTATTCATAATAGAAAAAACATTAATATCTAAAAGGTCTTCCACAATCTTTCGTCTATCCTTTGCTGACAACTTCATAAAGGGTATATAATTAGATGACCCTAAAATAACAACTTGACAGAATGCCTTGTAAGACATTTTTAAGATTTGTTCTTCTAGAATTTTTTGATAGTCTAAAACATTAGCATCTTGTGGAATTAATCTATTATCTTTATATATCTCAAATATTTTGGGTTTTAGACCTCTAATAACTTTGTAGTCATGGTTATTGGTTGAAAATTCTACTTCTACAACACAATCCTTTTCATTAATAGTATTAACAATATTAGAAATCTTACGTCTACCGCTTAGAGATATGCCTCTGAAAGAATTACCAAATAGTGAAAAAGTCAATGCATCTAATATGGTAGATTTACCAGCCCCATTATCACCAGATATTAAGGTGGTATTATACTTGTCTAAATATACCTCTATTGGGACATTTCCAGTAGAAAGGAAATTTTTCCACGACAATTTTTTAAATATTAGCATTTATATAACTTGTCAACTTCACACTGTTAACGACCCCATATACAATTCTTTAATCATATCCTTAATCTTGTTTTTATTTTTAACATCTTTTAATCCATCAACTTCTTCATATATCAGTTCTAACGTAGATTTGGTTATGTCCGCCTTCTGCCCTTCCAAATTTTCATCAAGGGTGTTGTCAATGTCTTCTATTACACTAAGATCGTAAACACCACTATTGTATAAAGAATCAATAACTCTGTCAAGAACGTAAGGTTTTTCTTTATTAATAACATAGATTTTCACATATGCATTTTTATATTTAGGATGCTGTTTCGAAATGAAATCGTCATAATCATGCTTAGAGTCATCATAAGACAAGTTATGAAAAAGTTTTTTAGTGTTTGAAATAAATTCTAGTTCTCTTGTTTCTGTGTCTAAAATCCAAAATCCCTTTGGTTCATTAACATCAGAAAAAGTTATCTGATAAGGTGCGCCCAAATAGATGATGTTATCTCTTTCTTGCTTACAGTGAAAATGACCACTAAGAACTTGTTCAAATCTCTTAAATATTTTTGGATTCATGCCACCATCATATTTAATCCCTCTCAACACCTCATACCCATCCAATTCAAGATGACCTATCAACCATTGTGCAGTGGTAGAGTTGATAAAATCGATACTACTATCATGGTTCTCTTTATTTACCCATGGAAGGAGTGCAATATCAAAACCATCAAAATTTACAGTCGTTGGGTTTTCATATAGTTTAAAGTTTTCATACTTATCTAAAAACAACTCCTTAATAGAGTTTAGATCATTAGTATTTTTATAATAGGTGTCATGGTTTCCAAGAATGCAGTGCACATTAATGTTCATCTTTTTCATTGGATCCATAAACTTTTCTCTCACCTTAGACAACGTATTAAAGTTTATAAACTTTCTTCTATCTAACAAATCTCCTGCATGAATAACTGTTGTTATATCATACTTTTTTAAAGTGGGGAAAAATACTTCCTCAAAAAAAGACGTGAAATTATCTAAAAACAACTGTGAATCGTTACGAGCGCCGAAATGAGTGTCAGCGATTAAAGCAATTTTCATATTATCAAACTAACCCATCCAGTGTGCCACCACTACTATTTTTTTTATTGGTTTTCTTTTTAGTGACCTTCTTAGTGACCTTCTTTTTTGCAGTTTTTTTCTTTTTAGTGGTAGTTTTTTTCTTTTTTGGAGAAAACTTCTCTATATCATTATCAGATAACCTAAATGATGAACCAAGACTCAATTTTTCATGTGGATCTCTGTCATCCCATCTAGGAAAATTTTTAAATTCATTAGACTGCTCAACCATTTTATATTTAATGTACATTTGTTTTTTTTCTTTTTGAATTCTTCTTAAAAACGCATAGTACATCATCTGAGTAAAATATGCAAAAGGATTTTTGCCTTCTTTTTTAAAGTTGTGAGCATATAGCACACAATTTTCTATGGCATCACCAACCATTTCTTCTCTAAAATCGTAATTAATAAAACATGCTCTTCTAGATAGCCCTTCAGCCATTTTTAAAAAGCATCCACCAATGTAATCAGTTACTGGTGGTCTTGGCTCACCACATTCTTCTGCCTCTATTACACCGTCTTTCCACACACACAAGGCCTCCCAAAACTCTAAGTTATCAACATAATGTGCAGGATCCTTTTTGTACTTCTTTTTTGTGGTTTTCTTCTTTTTTTTCTTTTTTGGTTCGCTCATAGCACTTTGTTCTCCTTTCGTACCATTTATTATACCATAATGGTATTTTTCTTGTCAAGTACTTGACAGGAAAAAAGAACGCTAGATAAATACTAGTGCCTGTTTTGCAAAATTAAAGATTGTCAAAGTAATCATCTAAATATGGTGACCAATCATCCATGTCATTACCATAGTTTTTTCTACTTTTGTCTATGTCATCATCAGACCATTCTTCTTCAGAATAAGACATCATATTACCACTTATAATTTCATTAATAATATGGTTAATATCAGTATTAATATGGTTTATTATGTTGGTAAAATCGTTACCTTCTTCATCATCATCGTTGTTACCATATGACATATATGTCCTATTACCAGTGTCTTCACACTCTTTTTGCGTATTGTATGCATCTTTGATGAATTCATCTGGGTCAGATATGGTTAAAATTAAATTTCTAGGTATACCAACTACGTTATTCTGACAGAATTCCATCCAGTTGTTTAGTACTAAAAATTCTTTTTTAATTAAATATAGAGGATTAACAGATTCGGTACTAATAATACCATTAATAGACATTGGTCTTTCTAAAAATAATTTGGTTGTGTTTGATCCAGATACCTTTGCTATCAGTCTTTCTCCGTTAACCAATCGGATAACCCTGTATCCATCATCTTTTTTTGTCTTGTGGCCTTTATTAGTCATTAACTAGATCCTCCAACAATTATACCATATTTATAAACGCCGTTTTATAAGAAAAATTTTCTGATTCATATATCTTTAGACGTTCTTTATAGTGTCTATAGGTATGGTTTTTATATTTTTTCCAACAGATGTCGTCTGAGATGTCGTACAAACGTGCTTTTTCTTTATGTTTGGACTTCCGAAGTTGCCTACCGATTGATTGTAATACACGGATTCTTGACTTAGAAGGGGAAGCAAAGACAATGTTGTGCAGTTTCCTGATAGAGATGCCTGTTGAAAAAGTTCCATACGATGCGACGATGATTGCATTGTTTTTGTTCTCCATTGCTTTTCGTATCTTTTCTCGTAATTCGGTTTCTGTTCCGCCATAGATAAAAAATACGTCTTTTTCGGGACAATTTTCTTTTATTTGTTCATATAGTGGTCTACCATGCTTTGCTACATACTGAAACAACACAAGAGTGTTACCCTTTAGGGATTTAGACAACTTAGTTATAAAATTATTTCTTGCATCACACTCCATAATAGCACTTATCTCTTCTTGGTATGTTACTCGTTTATATTTCTGTCTAAAATCGTGTGAATGTTTTAACAAAATACACTCAATCTCAAAATCAGATAGTATTTCTTTTTTTATAAGATCACTTGTTGATG